CAAAGAATACCTCACTGTCAATTCACAGTTGTTCCATCATAGGAAAACCGTGGGAGAATTTGGTGACTATAGTCACAAATTCGTACAGTGTGGCGTCTTGAACGCAGGTCTTTTGACCGGACAGAGCAAGATCACAGGCCGCAAGGAAGCCAAGATGGCTCCCTTGTGGGACTACTTCAACGAAGTGACACGCGGAGCAATCAATCCAGAGCGAGCGAAGATGCGGTTTATCCATTACCATCGGAAAACCGTTGAGGAGATTACCCAACAAGGTAAATTCAACCTCTTCATCGTGCCTATGAAGGGAGGACTCGGCTTTGACCCAATTGGGGAACTCAAAGCCACGTCCTTCCAGAGGCGATTCGCATCATTCATGGATGACAAGCTCAGACAGAATCCAGGAAANTTCCAAAAGATCGCGATCATTACGAACGCGAGCAAAAGGGATATTCCTTCTGTCCGTCACAATCCGAAGTACATCGTTCAGCCGAAATACGGCCCGTACGAAGAAGGTGTAGTAAAGGTACAAGACACAACGATCAAATTGCCACCACTGGCAGTCAGGCAGGACTACGACACTCTCAACGACTTTAAGTCGGAGATGAAGGTCCGTTTTCCTAAGAGGAAGCTCATGGAAGAGTTTCGCTCCAAGAACTGGCGCCAGCAAAAGGGGGCAATCTACCAAGATCGTTACCGTCTTATGGAGTATATTGGCCAAAGGCCGATCGGACCGAGAGGGTTCACCAAAGAAGCTGAAGTAGAGTGTATCACTGACACACTCCACAGCTACTTTGACCGTGAATACCTCTCAGATGATGAATCCGATCGTGATCCTTACGAGGCCAACACTCCACCTTGAAAGATTGGGTCCAAAGGATTAAATCTCCCAAAACGGTGTGTTTGTCGTACCCGAGATGCTTTTCATAGTATCGCTTCAAACACTTAATACTTCCGTGCTAAGTGCTGAACTCTAAGCTACAGTAAACTAGAGTTCCCGGCTAAATGCCGACAGACTGCACGGGAGAGCCCCCAAAGGGGGTTCCTTTGGATGTACAGTCGGGCGGATGCGCCGGATCCAATACTACATATATTACCATGCCTGGTAATTCGAAGAGCAACTACACGCTCACTAAAAGATCAACTAATAATGGAAACGGAAGGGGAAAGAACAAGAACAAGGCCAGAGGCCCCACAAGGGGGTTCCCTGGAATCACGCAATCAGTTGCCCTTAGCGTTAACAACGCTTTTGGAGACACTGCGAAACCGCAGACTGTCATCCAGGGACTTGATGCTTTCGATTCTAGCCACGTTCCTCTCCCTCGTGCTGTGGGTGATTACACAGTTGTTAGAACGACAGAAGTCTTTTCTAGCAAAAGTCAATTCAACCTACTTGGACCCGTGAAGACAGGAAACACAGGACCGGACACATGGAGCAATATTTGCTGCCTGCGTTCGAACCCAGCCGTAAACGGCAGTTATCCTATCAACGCTTCAGGGGGCACTTACCCGGTGACTTTCTCCTCTATGGGAGGTGGTACATCCTGGCGTGATGCTCGCTTGACTCCGGCGGCTTTCACCGTCAAAGTCATGAATCCCGAGGCATTGCAAACCACGTCCGGTATAGTTTATATCGGACGTGCGAAGCAAATGCTTAACCCGGGAGGGTCCACTCGCACGTGGGATGAGTTCGCTAACGAGCTCATTTCATATTCTTCCCCGGAACTGTGCGCAGCCGGTCGCTTGGCCTTGCGAGGGGTTAAAGTTGATGCCGTACCATACGACATGAACTCTCTCGCAGACTTTCGACCACTTGCCCAAGGCACCAACGTTCCTTTCACATGGAGCAACGATGAAGTTCTGTATGATGGGTTTGCACCGATTTTCGTGTACAACCCTAACAAAGTAGAACTCCAACTGATGATCTGTTGTGAATGGCGGGTGCGGTTTGACCCGAGCAACCCTGCTTACGCGACCCATACCTACCATCGTCCTTCGACGACGGGGTATTGGGACCGCGTTCAGCGGATTGGCTCGGCTCTAGGCAACGGAGTTATGGATTTAGCCGAGAAATCGGCTCCACAACTCATGATGCACGTAGCTCAGCAAGCCGTCAAACGGCAGCTGATGCTCACGTAGCACCAATAACGCAGTTCCCAAATGAACAGAAGAAGGTTCTGGGTAAAAACCCAACTCATAGTTATCGACCGACCATCAGTGGCGTACGCATAGTGCGTTGCCCCTGATCCTTATCGGGAAAGCCCAGGCTACAGTAAGCCTGGGACCTTAACTGTGAGGAATGTTTTCGAACCTCTTCGTTTGTTCAAATTTCCATCTGATCCTCCAAACTCTACTCACTCCAAACCACATCGAGCTATTTCAATGCGATTTAGCGAGTCCGGCCATCTTATGACGACCGGGGCCCCTCTACCTTAGTAATTCTATCATTTCAAATTACGGGTTGAGCTGAAG